CGGATATGCTTTCTAAAAGCCGGAAATAATACATATTTACAGCGTTTTAATAAGTTCTACCAACACATTGGGCCAATTTAGCGTATTGCTCTTGGTATAAAGGACTACAACGAATCCGTTATCGAAGTCAGCCAGCACATGCGTATGTGTGACCTCTGACTCCTCGCTCACTTCTTCTTCTTTCTTGAGAAGCTACGATTTTTGGACTTTGAGACTACCCTAAGATTCTTCCGACGATTATCCGCCGTGTTTCGATTCTTATGATCGACATCCTTGCCGTCACCTTTGCGCACAAGACCCGCCTTGGTCATTTTTCGACGCGCGGTATTCCTCTGAGCCCTTCGCTTCTTCTGAGCAGGCTTCTTGTGGTATGATTTATACTCACGCTTATAGTCTCGTGGCTTTGGCATGTGAATAATTATTTTACACCTGTGATTGACATGCAATCCATTGTAATACGTATGTAATCACCTTTGACCCAAAAAAAGGGCCAGGCGGCAACCTGACCCTCAATACATGTTACTAACCACACACCATATGAGATTACCAACTGTACGCATTTCTTATGCCCCCCGGCCGAGCTCGAGTCAATCGAATATCGATGGCTCGCAGTTATCATACATGCATTTGGCTAGCAACTATCATACATGCGTGAGCAGTACTTCCTGCATCCTAAAACCTGCATCCTACCTAGTTCCGACCAATAACCTACGGATTCTACCCCAAAACCTGCATCCCTGCATCCTAAAACCTGCATATTCAGCAGATCCAATATTCTACAACGGAAGGGTGGGGAAGGCGGTGCGGTTAGCTCAGGCAGGATTTTAAGATCCTATGGGGTGGAGAAAGCAGGGGTTAGTGTCCTGCTACTAACTAACAATTAACCGCACACCAACATGCCAAATCAAACAAATAAAAATCACATTAACTTTAAACTTCAAACCCACCTACCCAAAAACACATTTAAAAGAAATCACATACACCCAAATAATAAGAATTATTTATTTGTAGGTTACAGACCCAGTAATACAACTCCTGAACACTGGACTCATAAAAATAGCAAAACCGCGAAGTGTATAGCTACTAAAAATGTTACAAAAATACCTCAATCAAAACTAAAGACAGGGTTACCTAAAGGTACTTTCAAACGAGGATACCCGCATCCAACAGAACCTAACTTAGTCTATGACAAGTGGAATTCAAAATATAATCAAGAACGCTGGTTCACAACAGAAGACTATGCAAAATACCTTGAAATTCATAAAGCTCACTACGCAATACCTGAAAATAAAAAACATAAAAATCTAGCAGATCGAGCGTACCAAAACACAGAAAAATATAAACAAAAACGAAGAATTGAAAGAGCCATACGCTACGCAACAGATCCACACTTCGTACTAAGAAAATTAATTAGTGACCGAATTAGAAATGCTTTGCGTAACTTCAAAGCCGATAAGTACTTCTCTTCTCAAAAACTAGTAGGGTGTACTCTAATTAAATTAAGACAACACTTAGAATCACAATTCACAATAGGCATGTCTTGGCAAAATCAAGGTGCGTGGCACATCGATCACATCGTACCCTGTGCATCCTTTGATCTAACCAAACCATCTGAACAAAAAAAGTGTTTTCATTACACTAATCTTCAACCGCTCTGGGCATATGACAATCTATCCAAGGGCTCAAAACTCAACTGGCAAAAAGCCGCTTAATCAACCACACACCATCATGACTATCGACTACAAAAAACCATACTCTGCATCTCGGGATGTAAGTCAGCTAACAGAGTTCCTGCTCTGGACAACCTGTGTAGCTGGCAAATCATCCGCAACGATCACACCACGCTTCAATGCATTAATGGAAGATGAGCCTGCAACTAGTGTTATACGCTCGCACGGTAATCGTATACGCGGATTACTCCGTAAACATGGCATCGGTCAATACGATCGACTCACCAAAGCATGGGAAACAATCGGCTTCGGCGAGCTAGAAGACGGACGCAAAATACGATCCGGTAACTTCCTCCGGTTCGCTCACCGAGATGACTTCACTATCATCCCGGGTATCGGTCTCAAAACCGCATCCTTCTTTGTAATGAACAATCGACCATGGCAAGAAGTCGCCGCTCTCGATGTTCATATATTACGCTTTCTTGCACGAGAATTCCCAAAATATCCCGTGCCTGAACAAACACCACAGGATCCTAATGAATATGCATGTCTCGAAGCAATGTTCCTTGGGTGTGCCTGTAAATTCAACATGTCACCCCGTGAGCTCGACTTAGAACTCTGGCGTGAATCATCCAATAACAACTAAATCCACACACCATATGGAACTACTAATACTAACGCTACCGTGGTCATGCATTCTTGGATACATGATCTACGATCTGTTCTTCAACTATCCTACGCAATAGATATGCACAGAACTAAACTCCTAGAATTCCTGAGATCATTACAGGGTTCAATATTCCATATTACATGGATCAAGAAAAACGGCGACATCAGATCTGCCAATGCCCGAATGAAAGTTAAACGCCATCTCAAAGGTACTGGTCGATCAATCGCAAAACCAGATAACAGCTACATTACAATCTGGCTCATGGGTAACGATGGTGGATATCGAACACTCAACCTCGACACTGTGCTACAAGTTCGAGGATACGGACGCGTATACAACATCAAACCTCAGCCTATTACTGAGCTTATCGATCTGACAACTACAACCTCTAAACAGCCAGACAACATTCTGTCTATGGCTTAATCAACAACAACCACACACCAAAACTAACAATAATATCATGAGATTAAATAAATCACGCACCGTTGACTTCAACGGACTATCATCAGTACCAACGCCCGGTGCCACCGATACATGGCAACCAATGGCACACCATCGTGTCATGGAAACTGTCATCGAACATGCCGATGCTCGCAACCTAGCAATCGACGAGATTCACTACAGCCTTGTCGATGTAATGTCTGACGGTATTGTTCAACCATACCCTGACATGTTCGCAACCATGTACATGGAATCAGACAATGGTGTCTACCGTAACATGCTGGGCATTCGTAACAGCCACAACAAACGCTTCGGTGCATCCGCATGTTCCGGTTCATCTGTTCTCGTATGCAGTAACGGTTGCTTCTCTGGTGATCACATCATCTCCAGCAAGCACACGAAAAATGTACACGAATCGTTCAATAATCGTGTATCTGACATGTTCAACGGTGTCATCAATACATGGATCAAGAACGAACATCGATACAACGGATACAAAGCTACTGAGCTATCTGACTCCGACTTCGCTCAATTGCTTGGTGATGCTATCATCCACAAAGCAATCAACCCCAGCAAAGCTCGCAAAGTATTCGAAGAGTATGTTGAACCTCGTCACGATGCATTCTCCGATCGCAATGCCTGGTCTGCATTCAACGCATTTACTGAGATTCACAAAGAATCCCCAGTACAAATCGCTGACTCAGCCAAGCGTGGTATCGCACTGCACAATGTATTCGATCATTTCTGCAACAATCAAATCGAACATGAAATGTCATCATATGTTCCTGAGCTTGAATACAATCAATCTCAAGGTCAGCTACAACTAATAGATTCCAACAATTAATCTCGGATTCGCCCTCAAGATCCTCCGTAACCGTAAAAAATATACACCTACAGAGATCTCAGAAGCTAACCGCACTGTCGAAATAATGAACTCGATGCGAATCTGCCCAATGTGCAATTCACGCATCATCTACTACAACCAATATCAGTTAGGGGGGTGTTTCCCCTGCTTACAATGGAAAACAATAAAACCACACACCAAAACAGCATGAACAATAAACTCAATTGGCAACACGGTAACGCCAAGTTACCCAAACGTATTATTCACTTCTCACTAGCATCGGGGCATTCGTGCCCTGCTGCTCTTGAGTGTTTGTCCAAAGCTGATCCAAAAACAGGTAAAATTACCGACGGTCCTGATACAGTCTATCGTTGCTACGCAGCAACAATGGAAGCACGACACAGTGCAGTACGACGCAACCGTAATGTTAACTTCAATATATTACGCAAATGCTCAAGCAAACAAATGTTCACAAAACTACATGCAAGCTTACAACCACTGCATAACAAATACATCAAAAACCACGGCCAACGACCTATCATCCGAGCCCATGTCGGTGGTGATTTCTTCAACAGAAGTTACTTCCTTGCGTGGATGCGATTAGCCAAAGAGTTCAAGCCTACAAAGTTCTATGCATACACAAAACGCATCGACCTCTGGACTCAAAACCTCGACCAAATACCTTCAAACTTCGAATTGAACGCTAGTCGTGGTGGACGCTTCGATCATTTAATTGATGAGCACAATCTAAAGTCTGCCGAAGTTATATACTCCTATGACGAAGCTGATCGCAAAGGTCTCGAACTTGATCACGACGACAGTCATGCATACAACCCAGGACCATCATTCGGTCAATTAATCCACGGCACCCAACCTGCCGGATCTGATGCAAGCAAAGCCTTGCGTAACCTTAGCAAGAACCACGGATACACCGGCTATTCTGCTGCCAAATCCGTATAACACCTAACTACATATGAATAACAATAAAGAATCTGATAAAACCTACATCGTCGTCTGGTGTACAACTAATAAAAAATCTGAACTAAATCCAGAAGTAACAACAAATAATTACCAAGTATGCGAATCATTAGATTACGCACAAAAATTATATGCGCAGCTAATTGAATCAGAATACTGCTACAGTGCAAACATCACACAAGTAATCGAATCAACTGACTATCATCAAACACGCGCTGCTAAAATTGTTGATGAGCCAAAAAAGATAACCAACGACTTCGATCACTGGATCAAAGAACTCGATACAACAGCACAACATATGGCTGATTGGTTATCTAACAATACAGAAAACTTCGAAGAAGAATATCTTATCGATAATGCACGAACAAGTGTAGAAGAAGCTGTACAATCGATCCAAGAAAACAAAACAAAAAATGTCACAGCCTTACCCACAGCAAACTGTGTGACCGCCGTACTTGATTACATCTTATACAGCGAAATGGGTGGCAAATATGACGCCAATGACTCATGGCATTCGACCTATCAACTATTGATGGAGCTACGCAACGATAAGATTGACCCGGACGATCTATCATATGTCTCCGATCTCAAACCTCTGCATTAATCCGATCATGAGCTACACACAAATACAATGCGGCTTCATCGATGAAGTTCATCGCGAAGATACAGAAGACAACGACCGATGGACGACCGTCAGTACTAAAGGATTGGGCGATTCAGATCTAATGATCAGCGAATTCATTGAATGGCTCAATGACTGCGACAATGACAAAGTTCACGGCTTCAGTGCAGAAGATCTCAGCGGTCTCTGGTTCCGCGTCATCTAATATCTAATCCACACACCATCGACCTGAGCATGTCGTAACAACTGCTCATATCTAATCATGAAATTAAAATACTTAATAATAGCTAACAGTCGACACGACGAAATCATACACATCTACAAAAACAATGTATCCAATAAAACAATAATCAAACACCTCACCGAATATCTAGAAGAATCCGATTGGTATATCGAATACATCAACAGTAAAGATGCACAAAATATATCCGATAACGAATTCGATAAAATAAAATACTTCCTCATGGAATACCACGACACATTCACAAATGTCATTGAAACTAAATTAGAACAGTAAACCACACACCAACGACCTGAGTATGTCGCAATAACTGCTCATTTACTAACTATGAAAATTCACGACACAGTAACATTCGAAGGTATCGATAACTTCAATCGACCAGTATTCAAATCAATAAATAAAGACAGCAAAGGTAATATCTACAGATACGGATATACATGCCTACTGTTTAACCAAAACATAACAAAAACAAAAATCATGAAATGGTTCGAACCCGTCGAAACTCTCGAATACTTCGGCCGCGCATTCAACTGCGAACCGACAGGCGGTCAATACACCGTTAAAATAATCTAACCACACACCAAATGAATATACTAGAAAACTTCCCAACAGAACAAAGATATCACATCGAAAAATCTCACCTAATTATGGAAAACGGTAAACCCATACATCAAGGTACTCTATGGTCATGCATACGAGACATTCGTAATCATGAAGCTAACATGACACGAAGCGTTGAACATTCACCATTCACTATCGTGCCTGCACCCGAATCACATCTTGGTCCACTACATTATCAAGATGTCACATTGCAAACACCATCCTGGCAACTCAATCCCGATGGTACAGGTACAAGCATAAATGACATTCAATAATCATGAGCAATCTAACTATCGATCCAACCATCGAACAAAAACTAATCGATCTAGCTATTAATCACATCAAAAAAGTAGAAGCCAATCCTGATGTAAAAACAAAAGGTGACAACTTCGACTATTGGAACAGCTACGAATTACCTGACGGTAACTTCATCGATTACAATATCTACGAATGTGACAACGGAGCAGACAAAGACCCATCTCGATGGAATTGGGATGTCTCAGCATATCAAGTTGATGAACCATGCGAAGACAATGATTTCCGCTACGGGCTCAATACCGACATATATAAACACATATTACATTATTCAAACAATCAACCACACACCAAATGAACTGCATAACAAATACCAACACTAAAAAGATTCATGTTAATCAACATAACATCAAGCATAACAATAAGCTTATTAAACAAGCTCACGATAATGGTAAATCAATCACCATTGATGATCTCAAACCAGTATTCACGGTCAAAGAATACAACCGTAATACATATGCCTATCAAGTCATGGTTAACGATTCACTTCGTCTAACCTACAGCCCATTCAAACCACTATCATGTGGCGCACATGTCTGGCTTGAAACCAATGACACCGTACAAATTATTCAACCTGTATCGTGAGCATTCAAAATACTATACACTTCATAAGTTCTCACGGAGAATTATATGTAAACCAAAACGGTACAATCTCAGATAAATCAGATCTAAATGATTGGTTACTAAACATCGCCAAAGTTGATATCGATGAATGGAAAACTTGGACCAATAAACATGATATCGAATCCGACTGTGGAGATGTACTTGAATTAGCTTATTGGGATAAATCAGGTAACTATATACACGCAGACTTAGACTTTCGTAACGATATGGTCGCAAATAAAATACCCAAACCACAATCATACGAAATAGAAATGTCTGCCACTACCTATCGTACATTCACAGTTGCTGCTAATACGGTAGATGAAGCAGAAGAACTAGCCTTCAATCAATTAGATAACGACCCAGAAATCAGCGGTACTTGGAAAGACGAAGCCCGCATTGTTAATCGAACAAAAATAAAAACCAAGTAAGCCCATTTGTTCATTAGTTAGTAATAGTCAGCCCTGTCAGCACACATCGTGTTGGCAGGGTTTACTTTTGTCCCGAGTCATCATGGCTAGCCTACTATCATACATTCCAATATTCGAATACTTCACAGCTCAAGTCTGTTTATCTATGCATTCCATATCTACCTATCCGTTCGTTTATGCACAGGGTGAATCCTTCCCCACAACACGGGGCTCAAGTCAGGATTTTAAGATCCTATGGGGTGAGGAGAGAGGCAGGCATCCGTACAGTTCGGTTCGCTTGTATTCAACTAACTACTTAACTCTCGATTCATTACTAACTATGCCTACTATCGCTAACTTAATCGCTAAGTCTCAACTCTCCGCAGGTACTCACTCTCTTCGTCTTGTTAAAGCAACACATGATGCTAATAACGGGAGAATTGCCATTCTCTTCGGTTCCAATGAGCATGAGGGTCTTGCGTCTGAGTCAGTAATGCCTGATCAGCTTGATTGGGTGTTGCCAATTTGGATGAGCAAACTCGGTAACTCAGTTTCCTTTGATCTTGAAACTGATTTCGAATCTGATTTTGCAATGCGTGAATCAATCGTTGCATCTCTCAATGATGCTGTTGGTGAGTACTTTGATATGGTTGTCGAAGAAGCTGACCTTGCTCCACTCAATGGTACTAAGCTCTTCAATTGTACCTTCGCGTAATTACTAACCCCCACGACCTCGATACTATCACGGTATCGGGGTCTTTTTTTGTCCCGAGTCATTAAAGACAGAGGGCGAGGCATCACTCCCTTCGCACTTAACGGAAGCAAGCTTCCGAGTGCTGGTGCCCTAAAGCCCAAGCCGTGATGCCTCGCCCTCTAATAAGTGGTCACGAGCAAGCTCGCTCCGATTGACAGAATCCTCCACTGCCACATATCTTGTGGCGTAAATAAACTGAGGGTAAGGGACGCCTACATCAGCCGACCTCCGCCCCAAGCCTTCGACCGGATTGTGAATCCTGTGCGTTAAAGTACGCAAGTCCTTGGTGAACAGCTAGTTGCCAAAGTCAATACTGACATCGGTGCACAATCCGTGCTGTTTGCTCACAGTAGTACCACCCCCCACATCCCCGGGGGTACCACTATCACTACCACTCGCAGTCGCCTATCAATCACAGAAATAAAAAAGTATCTTTTTGAAGGCGCCCCCCAACCGGTGGTAGGTGGGGTACCAAAATAGTAGCCTGTATAACAATGAGGACTCCTTTGCTGCTAATTTTGCTGGCGCTTACCGGGTGTGAAACCCACAGGCACCAACACTATTGGTACCACCAGAAGCAGTATATCGAGTTAATTCCACCTGAATCGAAAAAAGAATCACCAACACATGGCAAGCAAGCAAGTAACTAGATTACGCGAAGACATTCATCAGTTTATTAAGGATGAAGACTTTGAATTAGCGATGAACGCCCTTCGCGAAGGGCTCGGAGCTATGCAAACAGTTAGAAAAAACCGCGCAGATGGTGAAAGAGGCGTGGAATATGCCGAAAAACCCTGCCATACGGTTCGATTAACCGCCGCAAAACTCATGCTTGAGTACGGATTTGGTAAACCAGCGACCCGGGCAGAGATTACAGTTAACGATAGCAGTGCAAAATCGGTCAGCCCGGCCGAAATTATGTCCAGATTCCGTCAATCCGGTGTTGATTTGAACGAAATCGTCGATGTTTACTCGGAATCGGTGCGAGAAGTTCCCGTTGAGCTCGAAAATCATGAATGATTACGAGATTGAGGAGCTTTTGAAGCAACCATACAACGCGGATGATGTAAATCCCGTTGAAACTCAGGATAAAACCGACCCAAACCGCATGGCTATGGCCCGAACCTCATGGGGTGAGGCCAGAAACCAGGGTGCTGACGGCATGAAATTGGTTCAGCATGTCATAAAAATGCGAGCTGAGCAGGATAAATATAATTGGCCGGACAATGCGTATGAAGTCACCCGACAGCCTTCTCAATTCAGCGTTTGGAATAAAGGTGATCCCAATCGAGCAAAAATGGAGTCTTTGAACGAGAACTCTACCGACCCGGAATTTCGAAAAGCGTATGACATGGTAGACAAACCGCTACCCGCTCATTTGGAGAAGTTCAAAGACGCTGACCATTACCATACGGATAAGGTCTCACCCTCTTGGTCCAAGAGCCCAAAGATGCGAAAGCTTGGTCAGCATGGCGCACATATTTTTTATTCAACCAAACCCGGCACCGGCGTAACCCCCGCCGCAAACTTACGGGGAGGCACTTTATGACATCTAAAAAAGAAACCAGTCCTCAAAAACAATTTGAGAATGAGTTAAGCGCAATATTCGTCCGTTGGTGGGAGGAATCCGATCTGGACGAGGAAGATATGGCTCAAGCTGCGATCGCGGTAATCGAGCGATTTTGCGACACCAGCGTCGAATTCGAAGCCGATTTCGAATGGGAGGAGGAGTAATGCACAGCTTAGAAGAGATAAAATTTATGAACACGCCTGCCGAAGTAAAGCGTCGTCAGGCAATAGCCAGGAGACTAAACAATGCCAGCCAGAAAGAAAAAGAGCGCAGCAAGCAAAAAGACTAAGAGCAAAAAGGACGCATGTTACCACAAGGTAAAAGCATCCTATAAAGTATTCCCGAGCGCCTATGCGAGCGGAGCGATTGCCAAGTGCAGAAAGAAAGGCGCGGGCAAGAAGAAATGATTGAATTTGAATTCAGATACCGACCTGTCGGCTGCGCCCAATCGAGCGTAAAATACTTTCTTGCGAACAGCGTAAAGGAAGCAAAAAAGATGTTTCGATATGCATGCACAAGAAAGCATGTTCGGACTGAATCCTGTAAGATCAAAAAGTTCAATCGCTGGGCTAAAAAGTGGGAGAAAGCATAATGGGCGTAAGAAAGACAGCAAAGGGAGCGGCATTGAAGCGTTGGTTCAAGGAAAAGTGGAAGGACGAAAAAGGGAACCCGTGTGGCTCGTCAAAAAACAAGGGAGTCAAGAAGTGTCGTCCCAGCAAAAAAGTTTCAAAGAAGACTCCGGTCACCTGGAAAGGTGTCGGTAAGCGCAAGGCTGCCGTCGTGGCGGAGAAGAAAAGAGTAGGTATGGGGAAACGAACATCATCAATCACAAAAAAGAGGAAAAAATAATGCCAGGATTCGGAAGATCATACAAAGCAAAGAAAACGTCGGGTAAAAAGAAACCCATTAAGAACATGCGCGGAAAAAAAAAGCCTGCTGCTCGAAGTGCGGTAAAAAAAGGTAAAGGTTATGGCAAGTAAGAAGACGGGAACCATGAAGGGTCACTCGATCAAGGGAGGCCATAAGCGTCCGACCAAGAGTGGTGCTGGCATGACAAAAAAGGGTGTCGCAAAATATCGTCGCGATAATCCAGGATCCAAACTCAAGACTGCGGTTACCGGCAAGGTAAAGAAGGGGAGTAACTCGGCCAAGCGTCGTAAATCTTATTGCGCCCGTTCTGCTGGTCAGATGAAAAAATTTCCTAAGGCTGCCAAGAATCCTAACAGCAGGTTAAGACAGGCGCGTCGTCGCTGGAAGTGCTGATGCAGGATTACGAGATAGAGCCTTGGGACAGTGCCTCTACTATGAGGCAACCTGGAAAACCTATGCCGGGGTATGAAGAGGGCCTTAATATGGCTGCAAGGAAAGGTCTTCAGATGCTAAATCCGGTTGAGACAGTAAAAGGGTTTTCCCATATGGCGTCAGGTTTAGCTAATGATGCAGCTCGCGTCGCGGGAGCAAGACCTCCGGAAAGAAATCCTTCTTTCGTCGAGGACATGTCTCAGTTTGCTAACAGTGTTGCGAACGACCCTTTAGGTACTGCCGCCGACATGGTCATGGCGCCCGGATCTATACCCGGCATGTTTACCGGAAGACTGATACCGCCCGCGGTTAAGCAAATACCTAAAACAAAAATCGGTGATGCCGCCGTGGTCGGTGCCAATAAGCTTCTTGGAAGAGAACCGTATTACCACGGGATGCGCGGACAGTGGGACGGATATCAGCCATCTCTTCATGGCCTAAGAGAGCAACGACCCGTAATGAATATGGAAGTCGAAACGCCTGGCGGTGCCCCGGGACTCCCTTCATACTTTAGAAGTTACGGTAACGAGTTCAATACTCGTGGACTTTTTACGAGCCGCGATTTACCGTTAGCGAGACATTACGCAGGTTCAGCGGAGCAGTGGGTTCCCAATGCAAAAGGTGGTCATGATCTCGTACCAACCAAGACAGGTTCGGTAATACGCACTTTTGAGAATCCTAAGAACTTTCAAAAATTTGAAAGTCCTAGAGCTATGACACCGCATGCTCAACAATTAGCCATGCAAGATTTAACACGACAGCAATACAAACAGACTATGGGTAATAAAAAAGGAGTTAGGTACGACGACTTTGAGGGGGCGGGAACATACCCAACAGGAAAACAATATTCCGGACCGACTAGAAAAAACACTCACATTACGCATCCGTATGCGGAAACTACAATTATGACTAAAGGTCTTAAAAATAAAAACTGGGTTGAAGTAGATCCTGTAACCGGGATACCTAAGTGAGCGACCCCGACCAACTAACCGACCTCATCCGTATTGATCCAGAGGTTTGGTTCAGTACATTTGCCGTAATCAAGGATAAGCGGGGTAAGGATATCAAGCCTAAGCCCAACACCCTGCAAAAACGGATGTTCGCCCATTACCGTCAATGTCAGATCGAGGACAAACCGTGCAAGATGATCATATTGAAACCTCGACAAAAAGGAGCGAGTACCTGCGCACAAGCATTGACATATCATCATATGCGCAAGCATGAGAATCTGAGCGGCTCTTTAATGGGAGATATTAGCGGAACGAGTGACAAGGTTTTCGAGATATATCGAAGATATGCGGAAAACGATCTATTCCCATGGGATGAAGCCGGTGGATCTCTTGCGGAGGGCGGATCTCTTGCTGATTTGATCAAGCTAAAGAGCAAGAGTAATTACGGTAAAGAAACCGCAGGATCTAAAAACGCCGGACGATCGGGTACGATTCAGGTTGGTAACATGACCGAGGTTGCATTCTGGCCCATGCAGGGAGAAAGAGACCCTGCACTTGGCTATCTTCAATCATTATACGATGGAGATAATGTATCTCTGGTTGTTGCTGATTCCACACCCAACGGCCCAGCCGGTTGGTTTTATCGTACCTGGGTTCAGGACAATGAATGGGCAAAAATATTTGCTGCATGGTTTGAATTTGAGGACTCCATTATTCCATTTAAATCGCAGGCGGAGGAACAGGATTTTATAGATACGATGACGGAGGACGAAAAGACCGAGATGGAAAGATTCGATGTAAATTACGAGCAATTGAATTGGCGTCGTCGTGTTCTTCAGGACAAATGCAATGGTGATATTAGTAAATTCCGTCAGGAATATCCATCTGATCCCGAGGAATGTTTCCTAATGTCATCCCGTCCCCGTTTTCATACTGCCAATGTCGAAGCTATGATCAAAGCATGTCCCAGTCAGCATAGCCGTATTGGTAATCTTACAATACAAGGGGAGGGCAGAACGGCGGGATTCCAGCCTGATCGTGCGGGTATGTGGAAAATATATGATGAGCCCGAGTATGATTCGAAATATTTGATCTCTGCCGATACCTGTACGGGCGAAGACCAGCAGACTCAGGGCTTGGCTGCGGATCCTGATTATCATTCCGTCCAGGTTTGGCGGGCACCCTTTGAGGATTGGCATGGCAATTGGCATGTCCCCCGAATGGTTGCATTGCATCATTCGCGTGTAGACATTGGAATCCTTGCTCATGAAGTGGAAGCGGCCGCCCGCTTTTATGGAAATGCATTTATCATCCCGGAAGTAAACAATTCCGGCTTGGCATTATTAAAATATTTACTGGAGATGGGTCTGACGGTCTATCGCCGGAGAAAATATAATGATTCCATGGGTATGGTCGAAAAGAGTTTTGGATGGAGTACCGATAAAATTACCAGAAAGACGATAATTGATCATATGGCTGCCGAAATTATTGAGGAAAATATTGATGTCCCGGATGAGGGGGTATTACGGGAGCTAAAGACCTTCATAATTAATGATCGCGGAAAGCCGGAAGCGGCCCCCGGTCATCATGATGATCATGTCCTGGCCGCGGCGATTGCCTTGTATAACATTGATAATGCAACAACATACACCGCCCCAAAAAAGAAGAAGATTAGCAATCGTATGTTGCAGAAGAATCCCAGCCTCATGTGCCCGGATGGATTCATGCGTGTTCCTCTAGGATCGATTAAGAAGAATTACAAGCGGTTGATGCCGTAATTACCCGTATCTAGCCTTCTCTGTTATGGTAGAGAATAGTTATGTTCCGGTTTTTCCGACTGATAATTATAATAAGCAGCAGTCTGTAAAAAAGACCAAAGATTTATCCTTAAAAGATTTGGGCCTTAAAACGGATCCAAAAGGCGGTTTAACCATTGATAATCCAACCGCGTTTATCTCGGAACTCGGTTTATCGGATGCATATGCTACTAATTTAATGTCTAACGGTATTGAGTTTAAAGATTTTGATGAATTTAAAAAATTTATAGATACCGCGGTTGAGTCGGGAAATACGACAAAATCAGACGATTTCTACAATGATATTTTTGCTGAAGATGCACGACTTGAGCAAGACTCACGAATTCAGACGAGTTCCGCAGGTCGTTCCAAGGCATCGCAAGCGGCAGCCGATAAAGCATTCGGTATAAAGCCGCAGCCAGCAGCCCCCGCTCCACAAAATCAGGCTCAAGCAGCCCGCCCAACACTTGACCAGCCCGATAATGGAAAATCTGCATTTGCTCGGGCAGCCGCTAATGCCGAGCCCGATTTTATTAACCGGTTAAATGGTAACGCAAGATGGGCAAACCCCGTTAAGGCTCAACTCGAACAGGAAGCTAAGCGCCGCCTTCAAAACGAGCTTGCCGAGTTAAAAAAATCCGAAAAAGCCAGAAAACGAGCCGGCGAAGAGGATGTAATTCTGAATACCTTGAACGACCAGTATCGCCAGCTGTATGCAAATACACCCGATGCGGAAGGTAATGCCCGCTCCGCCGAGGATTGGGACGCAATGGATCGCGATCAAAAGATCAAGATGATCCGGAATTATAATATCAACAGATCTCTTGGAGCACCCGCCGGCGAGATGACCGGGCAAAAAATGAATGCCCTCGAATCTCCTCGCGGATCGTTGGAGGATATAGTTTATTGGGACGAAAGTAAGAAAGTTCCAGTAGTTCCAGAGACTCCAGCAAGAAATGAAGCTGGAGGCCCAAAAATCGAAGCTCCTGCACCTAGTCTTAATGAAATGCGTACGGATCAGATGCGTGATTTTGCAAGAACTCCCGCAATCAGCCCAGAAGTAAAAACAACAGCGACCCAAGGCTTCGACCAAATATCTGCACCCAACGGTGTTCCGATGACGGAACTCGAAACTTTAAATGTCTCTCCCATGGATGATGCCGCGAAGCAAGCAGCACTTCCGCAAGCTTTTCAGAATCGCGGTATTCGTGAGGGCGAAGCCCCATACGATCCCGCTCGAGGTCTTACAAGTTTACAGAATCCGGCACCTGCACCAAAGCAGCCTAGTATTTTAAACACCCCAGCACCTTCAATCGCGCAACCAGACAATGGAATGTCTACGGCTTTACCTATGGATTCGGTTGATTTGATGAACCAGGTTGATGCTTATGAAAAAGCAAATCCTCCGATTCCGCCAAGCACCGCAACAAATCCCGTTGTATCACCCGAATCGTACGACCCGCAGGTAAGAACCCCCGAAAGTCCTGAAATCGATATGGAGGGTATACAGTCTCAGGTCAGTACCGATACTCGCTCTGAGTTACAAAACGACCGAGATATACGAGACCTCGTCCGAAGGTTACCAAAACCGGACGGAAGAATATACGACGGTAAAGGTGGATATTCTCAGCCCGATCCGCTTCTACAAAATAAACCCGCTAGTAAACCCGCTGCCGCCCCATCAAGGGCGCCTAAGCAAGAGGAAGGTTTTCTCGATAAATTAAAGAATTTTGACCTCTATGACTATGTCGATGATCTACAGAGTCAGTTTAACAAACCGATATCTCCCGACGAGTTGGCAAAGATGAGGAAGGCCCCACCATCGCTCATGAATCGTTTTGAACCGATCCGAGCAAAAGCCTTGAAGAACTTTGATGACACCATGGGACCGATTTACGACGGCGATCCTGCAGCCCTAAATAAAATATCAAGAGCCATACCAGATGTCTTTGATATGGATAATTATGAACAGGCTCCAAAAGTTATAAGAGCAAAGAATAATACGCCGCAGGCTCCGGCCCCGCAGGCTCCAGCCTCTTCCCCAAAACTTCCATCCGCAGACCCATTCCTTGAGGATGAGCCGGCCAGCGAGATGCAAGGACCTAAAGAGAAGATGGTACCAATTTACGGAAGAGATGGAATAGTCGGTTACCGCAGCTATTCCGATCAAAGAAAAGCAGCACAGGATTACGCAAAAAAGCAGATGCGGGAATCTCCGTTCTCTTCTTTGGGTAACGCTAACAGCGGTCGTATGAGTAAACTTTATCCAACTCTGAATACCGATCGATTAAAGAAAGAGGTCGATCAGGAGACGGCAGATTATTACAGCAAAAATAACCCGTTTGGCGAAGAGTATCGACCTAAGGGTAGAAGATACAACCCCTTCTCCTAACTCCTGAGAAATGTCCCTCTTCGACGATATAGATCTGGGGGCTGATGATTACTCAGGCGAAAAGAAAGATAGCCTAAGTCAATTTACCAGCAAACCGGTACAGAAAAAGTATCAACCATTCGGAGGCCCAATGCCTCAGGCTCCACAGCCACAATATGAACCCATTGATTACGGATACGAGGTTCAGCCTGCACAGCGTCCGAGTAATGTATTTGATGAACTCGATGCCTATGACGGAATCAAAAAAGCTCACGGTCAGTTCAAACAGTATGCTACCGAGAACGAAAGATCTGCCAAGCATTACGAAGGGTTGTATGATGATTTTGTAAAGAACGAGTTCCAACCGTTTTTCAACAGCGTCGGCGGATTCGGAGATTTTGATAATGATGACGAAATGCTTTCGTTCATCGATCAGATGAAAGCGGAGGAAGTAAAAGCGAGTCAGGAAGAGGACGGCTTTTTCGGAGGATCTTCCGACCGCAAGATTGCAGCCCAGGAGAATCTAAAAAAGTTTGGAGCATGGGATAGCACCAATGGATTGCGGGATAAATATCTTAGATTAAAAGCTGAGAAGGATCGCAGAAGACAGACCGCAGACGCTGCCAGAAATCAAGAATTTCAATTATTCGAGCAGCTGACCAACATTCCAATCCCTGCCCGGGATGCAATGGATGCACAGCTCAAGGCTAGGAGCGCATCACCTAAGAGCAAGAAAGCGACTGATGATTTATTGAATCAATATTCTTTTGAGGCTCCGATTGTTGATCACATGACGGGTGAAGTTATCAATTTAGAAAAAACCGATCCCAGAAAAGCAGTCCCTTCCGCTACCGACCATTTAACCGGCAAGACTTCCAAATCCTTTGATGCGCAAAAACAAAGATTATCGGCTGCTATGCGCGGAGATATTGACGGAGTCCTCGCCCGTCGCGATTTGGTAAAGAAGGAAAGAAATCTTCGGGATAAAGGAATCTTCTTTTCTCAGAATGGATTGATTGATGGCCGACCCATTGGTCTTTCCCGTAACGATGTCGATCTTCTCGATATTGCTGAGATGAAGGCTGCTGGCATGACCAGCTATCGCGGAAAACCATTGGAACTCGCAATGGAAGAGCTTGGCGGAGAAGAGAGATTAAAAGCAGCCAAGATCATGGAATCCGTCTATGGTGCCAAGAGCAACTATGAGGATGCACAGTTAACATTTCTAAAAGTAGCCGGCAGCGCTAAAGCTGAAAAAGCCCGCGAAAAGATGGAAGCCGCCCGGGATGATATGCAAAAAGTAATATCTCTGGCTGCTGAAAATGGTTTGGATAATGAATTGTTCGAGCAGGCTGAGAGTACCAGCTGGCTTGGTGGGTTAGGAAATGCAATTCAGCGGGGTGTGCTCATGAGTGAGATGAGCGATTATACTCCCGACTTTCTCACGAATACATTGGATGCGGATGAGATGCAGAAATTTATCGAGATCGCATCGGAGATAGAAAAGCTTCCGACTAGCTCGACCATGAAACGGGTAAGAGAGACCAAGTCCGACGGGTTTCTCGATGCTATGGGTAATCTATTATTTGATAATCCCGCAGCGATTCCGGAAATGTTCGTGGAGTCACTATCATCATTTCTTCCTGCCGCGATAAAATCCATGATTGTTACAGTTCCCACAGGAGCTGCTATTGGAACAGCAATAACTCCTGGCGCAGGAACTCTTGCCGGAGCAGGTGTTGGTGCCAAAGCATCCTGGGGTGTTGCCTCCTTTGTTCTCGAAGCATCCGGCATGGCTTTGGAAGGGATGCAGGAATTAGGAGTTGATTGGAAGAATCCAAAAGTATTTGCCGCTGCATGGACCAATGAAAGCATTCGCAATAAGATCCAGAAGAAAATGGTGCAGAAGGGTGCCCCGATTGCAGCTGCCGATATGCTTACCGGTTTCATGGCTGGCAAGGTTATGGGTGTCGCCAATCACACCGGTAATGCGATGTTCAAAGGGGGTAAGCTTCTTGATAAAGCAGCATGGAATAAATCAGCAGGATCTGTTGCTCGATTCACAACTTTTCAAAAAACTAGAAATGCAGCCGCCGAATTAGGTTTTGATTCCACCATGGGTATGTCCGGTGAATATCTTGGGCAGTGGGCAGCGAAAGAACCGGGCGAAGCATGGGACTGGGATGCGATTGCGGCTGAAGGATTGGTCGGAGTTGGCCCGGGCATATTGTCATCCGCATTGGAGATGCGCGGGCGTAACGCGAACTACTTTAGTAATGCCCCCATTGAGATCAGCGGCGAGCAGACTACTGAGACAGGAACAACCGGAACCGTTACCCGAGCAGGATATTCCGCACCATATCAGACATTCAACGATGCTGAATCCATGGGCGATTATTTATCCACTCTTCCGAATGCAAATCCGGAAGCTGTTGAATTTACCAAGGACTGGATTGCCAAGCTTTATGCTAAAAATCCCGAAGCGATGGCTAATCTCAAGATTGCGATCAGCCCAAGAACTCCTGATGCAAATATGGAAAATCGCGGAACCTTTGAAGCCCGCGATGGACAGACTCTCATCTATTTAAATGAGAAAGAATTTTCCGCAGATCCCATGGCAACCTTCATGCATGAAGCAGGTCACTTGGCCCGTGTCATCACCATGGATGAAAAGCAGCTCATGGATGTATGGAGCACGATTGGTAAGGATGCACAGCTCGATGCTTATGCACAGTATTACACCAAGCGGGTAGGGATTAGTTTCAAGGACCTGGATGAAGCAACCCAGGCAAAAGTTGAGAGTGCATTCAATAAAACTGACAATGCTGTACTCGCAGAGGAATGGTTTTCATATCAATTCGGTCAGTATCTTTTAGGTGAGAACTCTCAGGTTGAGAATGATGTAAAAGCAGAGCTCAAGACATATGCTGACCAGCTTGGCGATGCGTATACTCAATACTCGGGAACAGATGCTAAAGGTAAGGATCTGTTCAAACTGATGTTTGACCAGCTCGGCCTCGGACCTGCACCCGAAACCACAATCAATCAGCCAGCACCCCAGCCCGGAATAAATTCAGATCCACAGGCAGCATTAAACGCAATGCCAGGAACCCCGCAGGAGAAATCCATGATCGCCCGCGCATTGAATGCCATGGCCGGGCAGAAGCTTCTTACGGAGAGCGCGAGTTTCTATACAAATATGGAGCGTCAGGCTGTTGTCGCTGCTTCGGAGAAAGAAGTCGATGAGCAGTCCGAAGAAGGTGCCGAGAAAAAGAAGACGGAGGAAAAAGCTCCGCAAAAGAGCTATAAGCAAAACCAAGGACCTTTGCTCCCTGCTCAAGAGGCTAAACTTCGAGCCAAGCAGCCACAGGCGAAAGGATCTTTACCCGATCAAAGAGAAGCAGCAGAAACAGAGATTTCGCAGCTGGATCGTTTGATACCGGAAAGCGAAGCCGACAGAAAGAACCTTGGCAGAGCACTAGCGACTGTAAGACAGGTTGAAAAAACTTTAACCGACGAAGATGCTTTAAATAAGAGAATCGACGAAGCTGTTAATAAACTAGGCAATAAGGCTTCTGTAGGCTCAATCATTGCGGAGGTTTTACGATTTGGTCCGATGATTGATGCAGCTCCAATATCAATTATTAAAGAGCTTAGAAAAGAAATATCTCAGATCGAACGCGGTAAAGGTAAGCAGAGACTGCAGACAACAAAAGCGGTCGAGGATATGCTGGCTGAAGCCCGCGAAAGAATTGATGATGTAGTAGGCCAGCTTGAAAACCGTGTAGCAGAAATTGATAAGCAGATAGATTCATTAAAGAAGGGTGCTGATGTTAAAGAAGCCCAAAAAGAAATAAAATCTCTAGAAGAGAAAAAAGCACTGGCGGAAGCCTATATTCAGGTCATTGCTCCTGAACAAAGAACCTTTGAGTGGCGGGACACTGTTCACAGTCTTTATTATGTAAAAAGAATCACTAAGGAAGGTGTGAGCGGAAGAATAGATCTCACTTTGGGTATGCTCGCTAATATGAAAGATTTCGATAAGTACGAGATCTACAGCACTGTAAATAACAAAAGACAGAAAAAGACAGAGAATCAGAAACCACATCATGTACTTTGGGATTTTGTAAACGGCGGTTTCGATGAGAAAAAAGTAAAAGGCGACAGAAACCAGCCTAAATCTTTTCTTGGAGGAAAAAGCCTAAACCAATACTTAATGCTTTTGGAAGCAGCCCGTGCATCTGCCCGTTGGAAACAGCAAAAAAATATCGGATCTGATGCAATAACCACCGACTCACGGGTTGTATCATATCCTGAGAACTTCGGCGAAGAGACTACTTTTGGTGCAGTCGTGGCGGAAAGAATCCGTCGCAGAATGAACCGCTCGGTTAAGGACGAAGAGGGTAAGCCTGTAAAAGACAAAGACGGAAAAGCAGTCCCTCAAATAGAACGGGTGCCCGTGTTTACTGAAAATCCAACGACCGAAGAAGTTCTCGCTTTAAAAATAGCCGGAGGTGCCACACTCGAAGGTCTTGGAGATCCCTCCGACTCCCACAAAGATTTTGATATGGCTCTGTATGTTGTCGAAAGACAGAGAATGCAGGAGGAGCAGATCAGTTCGACCGAAGCTGGTAAAGCCGATCTAATACTGGATCTCAATAATCAATTTGAGTATGCGGAAGAATCTGAAGATCCGTTCATGCGGGTAAAGCCTGGAGCACCGCTATCTAAAACCTTATCCCAAATCATCAGTCTCACAGCCCGCAGGCAGTTCCTTGATAAATACGACAAGGTAGTAAAGGAAGATGTTGAAGGAGAGAAAGTCGAAAAAAAGGCACGACTGGAAGCTCTTGAAAAAATGCGCGAAACGATCGATGGACAGATTGTTGAAGGATACACCGAGCTTGTAAAGAATCCAAAGAGTAAGCTGTTTGCCCAAAGACTTAACGCCGTCGTCCCATATCCTAAGCAATTGGTCAAAGACCAAAGTACAGAGGTCAATACCGCAGGGTTTGAGGTGAAGAACGAAAAGAATTTCAATTTCCGCAGACCTCTTGAAGACACGGATGTCACCGTAAAAGCAGAGAATGGTCACGGAGCCTTTACTGCAAGCAAGGTGTACGAAACCTTTGATGTCATCAAGGCGTATGCCAAAGGTCGTGAGCTGAAGGCCGGAGAGTTTGAGAAGCAAAGAACAACCATCGATCAGACCGAGCAGAATATAGACAGACCGACCACTATGGAAACCGGTGCCGATCTTTTATCCTCTGTCGATATCAATGCAGTTGATTTTGCTCAGTGGTTTCTGGGTGGAGAGAAACAGTCCGAAAAGAATAAAGGAGATACCGGCAGATCCCGGGCTGCCCGTCAGATGATAAAACTGGCAGACATTCCATCATCGCAGTACACCGAGAAAACAATCAATCAATTGGGTGGTGGCTTGGGCGAAGGATTGCTGCCTTTCGTATTCGCGGACTTCATTACTGCGATGCACAAGAAGTTTGGAGTCAAAGGATTTGATGATCAGATTCAAACCATCCGCGATCGAATTAATGAAATATCCCAGGAGCAGGTAAATGAGCAGGGTACAAGAACCAAAGAAGCTGGAGTAATCAAACCCGCCGATTTGGAAACATTAGCCAATGATATGGTCGATGTATCCAAGCCAATCGTTCAGGCAGTCCTGGATGCGGAAGCAATCGATGTCTATGGACAGTTCGACCCTCGTTCTGAGACTGTGCTTGAGCGCGATACCCAAATGGGAGAAGCAACCGATGCCGATGAGAACAGCGCGGAGATACGAGACGATAGCGGGAATGAGGATACTCAGGTCGCTAGCAAAAAGTCCGATACTGATGAGAAACAAACCGAAGCGGGCGAAACTATTTTTGGCCGGGGTGATACTGACAGGCAAGCTCTTCGGGAGAGAATCATGCTTGAGTACAAGGACGACCCCAAAGTAGCCGGAGCTCTTGAAGGTATGTCATACGAGCAACTCTCGGAATTCATGAAGGAGGATATGGGTAAAGAGGTTAATGAACTTCTTCAGAAAGAGCTCGAAAGAAGAGCCACCCGCAGAGAGTTCAATCAGGCATTTACATCAGATGGCTCAGGTAAAATATTAAATTCCGATGCCGGCAAGCCGATCAATGATCTAAATGTTGTGCGCAAGATAATCGCCCTCACGAAGAAGCGAATCCCTCTTACCCGTATTGCTGAGCTCGGATCCCAATGGGATTATGATGAGCTATCCGCGATCCATTTCAAAGCTCGGGATCGTTCAACCTACGAGGGCGGAAAATCCGATGTGCAGGTAGCTGAGGAATTATTGAAATCCTTAAAATCCGCACGGGCAGCCATGGCGGAAGGAGACGCCGAAAGAGCCCAGCAAGAAACCGCATTTATAGAGAAGCTCATGTCTAATGATATGGTCATGAATAATAAATGGTCGGACATAAATGATGATCCGGAAGCCATAGACCTACAGGTCGAAGCCGAAGGCTTTGGGGGCAGCATCAGTGATTTAATTACCAAAGCCCGCAAATTCAAAAAGGATGGCACCAGCCCCCGCACATTAAATTCCGATGCCGGCCGGGTTTTAACCAGCGATGTTAACCCAAATCTTACGAAAGCGACCCTGCTATCCAAGATCGCGGGCGATCGGGAGCTTAAGAACGAATTTAAGGAATGGGCGGCCACCAGAAAAGAAAGCTACGATAAGGGTAGTTTCCGGATGAATATGATCGACCGGATGAGCCCGGTTAAGCTTTTGTCACAGTCATCTCTCGAAGTATTCGAAAAGCTCGGGCTTAAGAAAGGTAGTCTTCTTCATAACTGGTTGGATGTGCACGGCCGTTCGCATCAGTATTTTGGAAAAGGCGGCAATGGTTTAGAGCAAAGTCGTTTAGATTATTACGATCCTCTGACTGAGATTATGCGGAAGCATAATGTTACACAGAAGGAAGCCGGCGAGTACCTGATTGCACGAGCTGCACCCAGTAAAAATCTTCAAATCGAAGCAAAAGCCGAGGAGGTATTATCGGATATGCGAAAGGAAGACGAGCAGGGGAAAGGAAAACAGTATAAAGAGCTCTACGATTTTTATTACGACAAAGACGGGAATTTTATTCGTAATTCCGGTGTGGAAACAAAGAAAGCTTTGGAAGTAATGGCTAATATGGAATCAAAGCCAGAATTTGTAGAGTTTCTAAAAGAGTTTCTCCCCGTCTATTACGATATGAACAAGGATGGCTTAGATCAGCTTTCCTATGGTCAGTTGATTATGTCCGAAATACGCGACGCAGAGGGTAAAAAGATTCAGTCCATTGATGAAAAGACTGCAATGATAACCGCAGCTTCCCGCTTTGATTTTAATACGGGTAAGGCGGATAAGTACGGCAATAAATACACATCAAAAGTAAAGCTTGCGGACAACTATGCATATTCTCCACTTCAAGGATTTGAGGGTGAGACCGAACAGTTTTTTGATCAGGAAGAAGCCTGGGAAGAGTTTGGATCTAAGAGCACAGGGGCCGGCAAAGGATTTAACCAACCAAAAGGGGCTTTGGTTCTTCAGGGGGCTTTTGGTCGTAAGAGTGATGGGGTTAAGTCATACGGGCCAGACCCGGTAACCGTTGTGGGTAATGCTATCAACCAGCATACATCAGCTATGATCCGGGCTAAGAAGAATGAGGTATCCCAGTCGTTCGGAAATATGTATGCACTTTTATACTCGGTGTTAAATCCGACTAAAAACCCCGCAAAAGATAGCAGCGAGTTTTTTGATTTCGCAAACCAAGATCCTGAGCTTAAAGAGATTTTCGAAACGCTTCAAACAATACACGAACCGGAAAATAAAGACCTTCTGAAGGAGCTTACTGCAGAGTTCAATAAAGTGTTCGACAAACCGTTCGAGCCTTCGGAAACAAAAATGGCTTACGAGGTCAAAACTGATGATGCGGGTATCGCCGACTCGAAAATAGGTCTGGTTCGGAGAACCTTAAGCAATGAGTTTAAAAACGACCAGAATGTTTTTGTTTTTAGAAGAGCGGGGCAACCATACTTCATCCGCTTTAATCCAAAAACAGACGAAGGGCTCCGCATGGCGGATGCCATGAACAATTTACGATACGAATCGCTACCCCCGATTCTTGGAGGTTTCAATGTTGGTACTCGTTTAATGGCTAAGATGTTCACCTCGGCCAACCTCGCGTTCATACTCCCCAACTTTTTCCGTGATGTATTAACCGCAAGAATTCATCTTAGTGAGGACAATAAAAAGGTACTCATAAAAGACGCACTGAATCGCAAGAATCTCGCGGGTTTTATGAAATCTATTTATCAAACCGAAGCTGACATAAAGAATGGTATCAACCCAAATCGTAAAGAAGAGATCTCAAAGATATTAGCTTTGAGAGATCCCAAAAAGATTTTGGAGTCTGGAAACCGTCAGGCGATGTATCAATACTACAAGGAGAACGGTGGTAAGGTTGATATGTTTAGACATCCAACCCTTGTTGAAAAAATAAAGGACATTCAAAAATCTCTTGATGGAAAAGACGGGTGGACAAAAGCATCGTGGAAAAAGTTCTGGGATTTTGTAGATACCGCCAATACGGCTGTCGAAAACTCGATTCGTGCATCTACTTTCTGGGCAGCAATCAAAGATGGTAGAGGCCCAGATGAAGCGGCAGTAATCGCCAGGAATGTAACTGTTGATTTCAACCAAAAGGGAAATCTTACCCAGACATTTGGATCTTTGTATGTGTTCTTTGGAGCATCCATGAATTCGATCGATCGGTTCTTTACTACCTTCTCAAGAAGATCTCCTAAAGAAAGAGCCAAGCTTATCGCTGGTATCGCAGGAGCCGCATTTATTATAAATATACTCAACCGTCTGATGGATGATGACGAAGATGAGGAGATGCCGGATTACGATACCATCAGCTCTTACAAAAGAGATACCAACGCAATTCTGCCCCTTCCTGCGGGTTTACCAGAGTTCTTCAATGATGAGAAGGATACAGGATTCTTCAGCTTACCGCTTCCTTTAGGTTACAACTTATTTTGGACAATGGGACAGGTCATGGGTGATATGTTTGCGAAGAATGTATTTGGTAGGGGTGGTGCAGGATTAGTCGAAGCCACAACACGATTTACCGACAGTGCGATGAGTGCGTTCAACCCCGTAGGTGGATCAAGCGGATTAGCTGTTGCCCTGACACCAACTCCTTTCGTCCCATTGATTGAGCTTTACGCGAATAAGAACTTCATGGGTTCTCCTATTAGATATGCCGATCGTCCATTTGAGGTACCAAAACCTGGGCATATGCAGGATCCGAAAGGAACTCCTGAACACTGGAATAAATTATCAAAGGCTATCAACAGTTTCATGGGAGGTAGTGATGATGTAAAAGGATCCTTTGCCGGAATGCTAGGCAATAACCCGCTATACTACCGTTCCGATGAGGACATAACTTTTGATATCTCCGGTAATCAAATGAGACATTTGGTTATGGGATATCTTGGCGGCCCCGGTCAAAAAGCAGATGCTCTTTTCGGCTCCTTGTTCAGTGCCGGAAGCGGTAAACCTTCCATAGAAAATGTTAACGACATACCTATAGTAAACAGATTTCTACGAGCCACGACCTACGGCTCTGCGACCAGAGGCACATTCTATGAGGTTCGGGACGCAGTAAAAAATGCAGAGAAAGCGGTGAAGTCAGCAAAACAAATTAATGCGAAGACATACACCGCCGTGCTCAACGATAACCGCGAACTGCTCAAACTATCATCATCAATCAGCCAGCTCGATAAGCAGAAGAACAAGATGCGTAGGCTCAAGAAACAGATCGAAGGATCCAAGACTTTGACCGAGGAGCAGAAAACCCAACGGGTGGACGATCTTCAGAAGAAAGAGTTAAATCTAATGGTTAAGGTCATCAAGCAGGCGCAATCGCTCGGAATCTCATAAATGAAGGAAACCAATCTAAAGCTAACCAAGAAGCAGGAGGATAAGCTCGTAAAGTATGTGCTCGATAGAGTTAAACAACTCAAGGAGGACAATCGCGAGAGGATCGAGCATGATAAAATATCATGGAAGACTTATCATAATGACCGGAGCGATCGGGTAGGGTACGACAGTATTTTCAGCCAGTCCAATATGTCAGTTCCGATGACATCTCTGATCGTTGATCATTTCATGGCACGGGCCGAGGATGAGATCACCGGCACAAGCCCATACTTTAAATTTGAAGCACAGGGTGCGGCCGATCAGGAAATGGCTGAAGCCTTTGATAAATATTTTAATTGGAAGCTTGAGGATGTGGCCAAGACCCGCGAAAGATTGGAAGAATCCTATCTTCATCTCTTCATCCAACGGGCTTTGATTTTAAAATCTACCTATAAGGAGGAAATTTCCACATGGTACGATTACGAAAGAAATGGACTGTTCAATAATGAACGCGGAGAATTTGAAGAGATTCCCGGAGAAGGTCCAATCATTGAAGGAGAGGCACAATTTATTCCTGAAATGAATCCAATGACCGGAGAGACTGAGATGCGCTTGGCAACAGATCCAAGCTTTCAGATGATACCCGGTGTCCACGAATTTCAACCATTACCCCAAGGAGTTCCGACCCAACAGGTAAAGTACAAAGGTCCCAGGTCGGAGGTCATAGATTCCGACCGTTTCCTCTGCCCCACGACCTCCGAGTCTCTGGATTCATCCGATATCATTGTGGAAATGTACGATAAGGATTTACGCTGGGCGAATAGCATGTTTCTTGAGCGTGAATGGTTATCCTTTGGTGATTTTTACAACTTGGTAAACAAAGATGCTAATCCAAGAAGTCCGATCGAAAAGAATGAGGAAAGGACGGAGAATTTAGATTTTGATAATGAGGAAAATCCAAGCATTCAGGTTCTTGAATGCTGGATAAAAAGAGATGTCCTCGGAACAGGTTCCCCTCAGGAATTCTGTGTATTCATAGATCCGGAGACTGAGAAACCAATTTATTACGAATTTGTGGCAAAGCTCACCCCCGACAACAGGATTCCGTATACGGCCGTATCCATCGGTAAGGAAAGAAATCGATGGTGCGGTCGTAGCTTGCCTGAAAGAATCAGATCTTTCCAGGAATATGTTGATAAACAATTTAATTCCCAAAGCTATCGAAATGAACTCGCAGCCAATCCGGTCATAGGTGTTAACCCGCAGGCCGTAGAGGATGAGCCGGAGGATGTGGAACTCCATGCTGGTAAGATCTTTGAATTAAAGGATCAATATAACATTGATGATTTTCTACAATTCTCTGCGATTCCAAATGTTGATGTACGCACTCAGGAACTGATTGATTTTATATTTGGGATTGTTCAGCTCTGGCTGGGAGTTTCCAATATGGCACAGGGTGATTATCAGGCATTGGCTCCTGCCAATACAGCAACCGGAGTCGAAGCAACCTTGCGCGAAGCATCGAAGATTGGTCGTCGCTGGATGCGCAGAATCGTTCGTGGATTCGAGGAGCATTTGACCAAGCTCGTTCAGGTATCCATGGCAACGATGGACGAGGAAGAAGTATTTGAATACATGGAAGGTGATGTCCGAGCCTTTGGTGTAATGACCCCGGAAGCGATCAGGAACATTGGTATAAATACCAGAGTCATCCTGTCGCAGGACCAAGGCCAAAGGGCTATTGAGAAAGCAAATCTCGCATTGCAAACACAGGACAGATATTTCCAATCACCTCCCGAAATGCGTCCGTTCATTCGTCCTATGCTCAAGCGCATCCTCGATGCTATGGGCTTTGAAAGAACGGATGAATTATTGCCTCAGGAAGCACCTCCCGATCCAAAGAGCGAAGCAGAAATTGCCAAGATGCTTGGTGATAATGCATCGGCCATGGAGAATGCCAATGAGCCAAAGGATGGAGTTTCCGCAGCAACCGCCGGCATGGGAAACAGTAACCCACAAGGCATGAACCAATACCAACAATAAATTATGAGCGCACCATCAACACCAGCACCAGTTAAATATAAACACAGCAAACCCGCTAATAACTACAAAGCAGCCGAGAGGAAAAAGTCTTTCCGTAAAGCTTCTAATCATAAATCTGTAGAAAATATCTATGGAACCAAATACCCAGCAATGGGTGGTTCATTAGGTGTAGTATATACTCAAGCTACAGGAGAGATTTCAAAAGCACACCGGGCTGACAGCGTTGCTTAATGTCAAAACTCCGCCATATATACCGGTCAAATAAGTTATCCAATATCGCGCAGAAAAGGTACACCCGAAAATATAGCCGGGAATACCTTGAAGAGAAAGCAGCTCGGGGTGCTTCTATTAAACTTGGGTTTGGCGATTTTGACGGTGACGGTGACTTGGATGGTCT